TCAGAATTTGAACCAAAACAACCACAGTTAGAACCAAAGCCTACAATGGCAGACCCTCAAGCTTTACAAAGAGCTAGACCTGCAAGAACAGAATTTCCAACAGAGGATTTTTTACCAAACAATCCTTTTACGACTGCATCAAATACAACTTTAACAGTTTCATTTCCAAACGGAGCTATGCATGTTAATGATATTGTAAGGTTTAGAGATATTAAAGAAACAGTTATAGGTGGAGTTGATAAAAATACAATACAAGTATCTGGAATGGTTTTGCAGGGAGATATAACTGATAGTGCAACTACAATAACATTAGATTATACTACAGACATGCCTTCAAGTGGGTTTATCGTAATTGAAAAAGTAAACAGCACTACTGGAATTTTTGAAAATGAAGTTGTTGAGTATACAGGAATTTCAGGAGTTGATTTAACAGGATGTGTAAGAGGCACATCAGCTCCTTTTAGAGGAATTACTCCAAAGAAAACTACAGCTACATCTCATAAATCTGGGGCTAAAGTTTTTGGAGGATTTAAAATAGCATCGCTTTTAACTAGACAAGAACTAGCGGGATATAATGATAGTCAGGGAAATGCAGCTTTTAAAACTGTGCAAACGGGTTTTACAGTAACTTTAGAGAGCGCAGCTACTGGGACAGCAACAGGAGGCGGTTTTAATTGTACAATTGGACCTATAAATGATAGGAGTTAAATATGGCTGGATACAACTTAGCAAACTTACAGACAGATATTAGGAACTATACCGAAGTAGATAGCGGTGTTTTTACTGATGCTATATTAAATAGATTTATAGAAAATGCAGAATTTAGAATTTATTCAGAACTTCCTATGGACTCTGGTAGATATGTTTCAGAAGGAACACTTGCTGCTAACGATAATACAATAAATGTCCCTGGTAAAGGCACAAAAGGAGCTACAGGTACGTTATTTGTTAGAGGAGTAGAGGTATTTAATTCTACTACAAATAGTGAGGGTAATGGGACATGGTTAGAGAAAAAAGACCAAACGTATCTTTCAGAATATGTAGATAGAAAATTTGGTCCATCAGGAGAGATTCAATCTCCTACAGATACAGCTAATTCAGTAACAGGTTTTCCTAAATATTATGCGATGTTTGGAGGTGCAACAGGTGATTCAAGCACTACTTCTGGAGGCATGTATATTGCTCCCACACCAGATGCAAACTACATATTTAGAATTTATTACAATATGGTACCTCTCGGATTAGAGAGTGAAACCTCTGGTACATACATTAGTAAGTACTTTCCACAGGGTCTACTATATGCTTGTTTGGTAGAAGCGTATGGCTATTTAAAAGGTCCAATAGAGATGTTGACATTGTATGAAAATAAATATAAAAATGCTATACAACAGTTTGCAGGAATGCAAATTGGAAGACGAAGACGAGACGATTATACTGACGGAACAGTTAGAATACCAGTCAAGTCACCGTCTCCGTAAATTGAGGAGAAAAAATTATGGCAATAACATCGGCAATATGCAATAGCTTCAAAGTAGAGATTCTAAAAGCTGTTCATAATTTTACGGCAACTACTGGAAATTCTTTCAAACTTGCACTCTACACAAGTTCTGCAACTTTAGGAGCAGGTACAACTGCATATTCAACATCAAATGAAATAACTAATACATCCGGGTCAGCTTACACAGCGGGTGGAAAAGCACTTACAAGTGTTACACCTGTTTTAGACTCATCGACTGCGGTTTGTGACTTTGCAGATATAAGTTTTACTTCTGCATCTTTCACAGCAAACGGATGTTTAATCTATAACGACACTGCAACAGGAGACCCTGCAGTTTGTGCGGTAGCTTTTGGAGGAGACAAAACAGTTTCTTCTGGAACTTTCACAGTGCAATTCCCAGCAGCAGCAGCGACAACAGCTATAGTTAGAATAGCATAAGGAGTACATCCTTATGGCTGACAAGACGTACACAGTAACCGTCGCCAGCGGAACCCTCTACATTTCAGGTGGGACAGGAAACGTATTTTATTTAGATGGAGTACGTGACATGGCCCTTGAATGGGTAGAAGGCGCTACTCTTCGTTTTGATCAAAGCGACTCTTCAAATAATTTTCATCCATTATTATTTACAACAAGCACTTCAGATCCAGGCGGTAATATTATTTCGTCTGGTGTAACTTATTATTTAGATGGTGCTTCTAACCAAGCTTCATATTCAAATACCACATCTTTTAATGCTGCAACTACAAGGTATGTTGAAATAACACCAGCATCATCTACAGATTTTTATTATTATTGTTATGTTCATGGCATTGGAATGGGAGGTGCTATTGATGTTACTCAAACTACATGGGGTGCATTATCTTGGAACCAAGGAGACTATGGTCAACAAAACACAACTACTGTTGCTGTAAGTGGCTCTTCTGCAACTTCATCACTAGGATCAGTTGTAGCTTTTCCTTCTCAAGGTTGGGGTAGAGATACTTGGGGTCTTGAAGACTGGGGTGAAAATACAGCTACAGTTTTTTTAACTGGACAAAGTTCTACATCAAACGTAGGAGATTTAATTGCTTCACCTGATAGAGGATGGGGAGCTGACACTTGGAGTAATGGTGAGTGGGGAGAACTTAACGATGACACTGCTGTTCTTACAGGTTTAAGTTTAACTTCTGCAATTGGTACACCGACAGCATCTTCTGAACAGGGCTGGGGTAGAGCTGAATGGGGTGAAGAACCTTGGGGTGAAAGTAATAGTCCTACAGTTGCAGTATCTGGTGTAGGTGCAACTGTTTCTATAGGTGATTTAACCGCGTTTCCTGAACAAGGATGGGGTGGTGATACTTGGGGAGCTGAAAACTGGGGTGAATCGGGATTAACTTTAGAACTAACAGCTCCTGATGGCCTTGCTGCATCAATAAGTAATGGCGGTTGGGGAGAAATTAGTTGGGGTAATAATGGTTGGGGTACATTTACTATTAACCCTGAAGATGCAATTGGAATAACAGGTTTTGGATTAACTTCAGCTACAATAACACAATTTGATATACCTGAACAACTTCAAGGTATTACAGCAACTGTTGGTCTAGGACAGCTAGATGTTAATGATGGTTCTGATCAATTAGTAGGTTTAGCTTCTTTAGTTGGAACAACTGGTGTAGGTGAAATTAGTCCTGAAAGTATAATAAGAATTCCTTCAGGAGTAGAAGCCACAACAGCTTTAGGAAGTTTATCAACAGGTTCACAAGAAATAGTTAATGCTGTTGGTTCAACTGCAACAACTAATATTGGATCAGTTATTATTGAAATGGCATATATTCCTTCTGGACAAAACGCTACAATTTCTGTAGGATCAATAACTCCTACGGAAATGACTGTAGGATTAGCTGGTTTAGAAGCTACAACAGCTGTAGGAGACGTAGCTCCGTTAGGATATAAATATATTGACATAACTGGAAATACGTCTTATACGTATGTAGCTTAAGTAAAATAGCATAGGAGAAAAAAAATTATGGCATCATCATATTCAGATCTCGGCCTAGAACTAATGGCAACCGGTGAAAATGCCGGTACTTGGGGTGATAAAACAAACGCAAATTTAAATCTTGTTGAACAATTACTTGGTGGATTCTTAGAAGTATCTATTGCAGGTGGTGCACAAACGACAGCATTAGATATCGATAATGGAGCTTTAACAGGTAAAGCTCAAAATAGAGTATTAAAATTAACAGGTACAATATCTGGAAACCAAATCGTAACTTTCCCAGTAAATACAGAAAATTTTTACATCATTGAAAACGGAACTTCAGGTGCTTATACAGTACAATTAAAAGCAGCTTCAGGTTCTGGGGATACTGTAACTTTTTCAGCAACTGATAAAACAACTAAAGTAATATTTTTGGATGGTGTTGCAACAAACACTGGTGTCTTCGACACGGGCTTAGGGGAAGGGGATGTAACTCTGACAGGAACTCAGACGTTAACAAATAAGACTTTAACGTCTCCTGCAATAGGCACTTCCATCTTAGATACTAACGGAGCTGAACTAGCTTTAGTAACAGCAACAGGTTCCGCTGTTAACGAAATTACATTAGCTAATGCTGCTACAGGTAACAACCCATCACTTACAGCTTCTGGTGATGATGCTAATATCGGTATTGCATTACAAACAAAAGGAACTGGAGTTATACAAGCTGAAGATAGCGGTGGAAACGTTTCTGCTGTTAAAATTGCAGGAAAAGAAACTATGTGGATACCAGCTCAAGCAATGTATGGTCCAACAACTAACCCTGCAGATGCAGCACAAGTAGAAACAACAGCTACAAGACCTGATTTAAAAGTATTTGACTTTGATGCTAGTACAAAACAATACACACAATTTACAGTAGCTATGCCAAAATCATGGAACGAAGGGACTTTAACTTATCAAGTTTACTGGTCACCTTCTACTACAAACACAGGAAATGCAATTTTTGGTCTACAAGCAGTAGCTTGTGCTGATGGTGACACTATTGATGTTGCTTACGGGACTGCAATAAATGTTACAGATGCCGGTATTGGCACAGTAGAAGATCAACAAATTACATCTGAGAGTAGTGCTATGACAGTTGCTGGATCTCCAGCAGCAGGTGAGCAAACTTATTTTCAATTATTTAGAGATGCAGCTGATGGCAGTGATACTTTTACAGGTGAATGTCGAGTTCTAGGAGTAAAACTATTTTTCACTACTGATGCTGCTAACGACCTATAAGGAGTTAGAACATGAGAAAAATACCTGGTGAAAACATAATAAATCACGACGGAAAAAATACTAAAAACAAACTACCTGCCAGAGGTAAAACTATGTTTGGTTATAACCAATTAGGGTTTGGTGCTGGCGGTAAAGCTCCTCAAGAATACAATGCTGATTTTTTAGTTGTAGCTGGCGGCGGATCTGGCGGAGCTGTAGGCGGCGGAGGAGGGGCCGGAGGATATCGGACTCTCTCTACTCAAACAATTACAACTGGTAACACAATTACAGTAACAGTAGGAACAGGTGCTGGATCTGGTCCACCATCTGGAGTAAATGGTAATGCCTCATCTATTGCAAGTCCAGAATTTAGTACCTTCTCGTCTTCAGGCGGAGGCGGTGGAGGAAACCACTATGGAAATGGTGACCCAGGCGGGTCTGGTGGCGGAGGAGGAGCTTATTCAGGCTCTCCAGGATCTACCGGAGGATCTGGAAACCAAGGAGGATATACTCCTGCCGAAGGAAATAACGGTGGAAACGTAAACACAACTACTCAAGAATCGGGAGCTGGAGGTGGCGGAGCATCCAATGGAGGACAAACAGTTGGAGGCGGAAACGGCGGCTCTGGAGGAAACGGAACAGCTAATTCAATTACTGGATCTTCTGTAACTTACGCTGGAGGTGGCGGAGGATGCGGAAGAAATGACACCGGAACAAACGGTGGCCCAGGAGGATCTGGCGGCGGCGGACAAGGACAAAGAACTGCTGGAAACGATGCCACAGATGGATTAGGCGGCGGCGGAGGTGCTGGCGGGTATAACAGTGCAAACTATCACGGAGGAGCTGGTGGTGATGGAGTTGTAATCATCAGTGTACCAACCGACAATTTTAATAATAGTGATGGTACAACCGGAAGTCCTACGATAACTACATCTGGAACTAATACTATTATAAAATTTACTAGTAGCGGGAGCTATGCACCATAATGGCTAATAAATATTTTGCACAATTAGACGAAAATAACATTGTCATTAGAACTGGTTTAGTTGATGAAGGCAGTGCTGCAAGTGAAGCAAAAGGTGAAGCCTTTTTAAGATCTTTATACAAAGAGCCTAATGCTATTTGGAAACAATACGATAAGTATACTGTAAACAATACACAGTCTAAAGGCCAAACGCCATTTAGAGGTAATAGCGCAATGATAGGTGGAGAGTGGGATGAAGCTAATCAAGTTTTTTGGCATGTAGCCCCTTTTCCTAGTTGGGTAAAAGAAATGTCAAATTATTCTTGGCAAGCTCCGGTAGCATACCCTAGTGCAAATCAAACAGCAGGTTACAGTATTTTTTGGAATGAAGCTGATCAACGTTGGGATGCCGTTAAATTTAGTGACGAAAGTAAATGGGCTTGGGACCCGGATACAGGCACTTGGATAGCTAGATAATTCTTGATTTTTCTATAACATATAATATAGTTTCTCTTTTATGAGAAAGCCTATACTTCACTCTTGGAGTTTTAAAACTGACCAAATTAATTCTTATGCATGGATAGATGAATTTCTATCCGAAAAAGAATGTGATCAAATTGTTAAATTTAATAAGTCTAAAACTAGAAAAGGTAGAGTTAATAAAGATGACAAAGTTAATGAAAAAATTAGAAATAGTTACATAAAATTTTTAAGCCCAGATGCAACACATGCATGGTTATTTAAAAGATTAAGCTCTGCTATTTTAGATTTAAACAATAAATATTTTAATTTTGATATAACAGGATTATTAGAAGGTATTCAATATACTAATTACAAAACAGGAGAGGGCCATTATCAAAGGCATGTTGATTGTATGTTTGATGGTATAGTGAGAAAGCTATCAATTTCTATACAACTAACAGATCCAACCAAGTATGAAGGAGGGGATTTAAATTTATATTGGTCTGATGATCCAGTTACAATGAAAAAGAATAAAGGATCTTTGTTTATATTTCCAAGTTATATGCTTCATGAAGTAACTCCTGTAACTAAGGGTGAAAGAAATTCTTTAGTGTGTTGGGTAAATGGACCTCAGTTTAAATGAAAATATATAAATTTAATAGTTTAATAATTAAAGATAAAATGAAATATCATGATCACATTAAACATGATTTATTAAATTTAATTAATCAAGCAAGTGATTCTGCATTTCAAAAAAAGGATGAATATTTTGGAGATGATTTGTTAAAATCAGATTGGCCTTCAGCAGATGATTTAGAGAATAGACCTTGGGCTAAAAAATATAAACATGTGTTTGGTAATCAATTAAAATATTTTGCAAATAAATTAGGATATAAAAACATTCAATTATTTAAATTATGGTATCAACAATATGGATATAAACAGACACATGGATGGCATACTCATGCTAGGAATTATACAGGCACATACTATTTACAACTACCTGACGATGCACCAAACACAGAATTTTTATATGCAGATAATTTAGATAAAGGTTTTTCAATAAATGTGAAGGAAGGAGACATATTATTCTTTCCATGTCATTTTATACACAGGTCTAATAAATCTAATAGTCATTCTATTAAAACAATAATATCGTGGAATCTAGATTTTTTAGATATTTTAGATGAGCATGTTAATAAAGATAATGAAATAAAAATTTATGAATAATATTTTTCCAATAAGTGTTGTTGATGATTTTTTTACTGATCCTGATGAAGTTGTAAAATTAGCTAATAGTTTAAAGTTTACACAATCAAATGGATTTTATCCTGGTAAACGAACAGATCGTTTACATTTATTAAAGTATGATTTTTTTCATAGTGTAGTCTGTAAAGTATTATCTCTATATTATAATCTTAATTCAGCTGATATTCGTTATGAAGATGTTTCAATGCATTTTCAAAAAATTAAACCATTTAATAAAAAACAAATTAACCATGTTCTTAATAAAGGTTTGGTTCATCAAGACTCTGGCGTGTTGTTAGCTGGAGTAGTTTATTTAAATAAAAAACCTGATTTAAATTCAGGAACCTCTATCTATATGTCAACTAAAAAAAGATCAAAAGAATATGATGAAAAATTAGGTTCAAAGAAAAAAGAAATTTATAAAGTAGACCAAAATAAACTAACTAAGAAAGAAGTAGCTAGATATGAAAAATTAATAAAAGATTGTAATCAAGATTTTAAAGAGGTTGTAAAAGTAAATAATGTATACAACAGACTCATAGTATATCCAGGAACTTATTTTCATGCAGGCAATTATGAGGTTACCCAAGAAAGATTAACTCTTGTGTTTTTTTTAAAAAAACTTAAAAGTAATAATCAACCACCAATACATAGAAAAAATTTAATACATGAAAGAACATAAATTTCCAGACCAAACTTTTATAAAAGGTTATTACATTGATCCTAAAATATGTGATAACATTATAGATACATTTAATAACTTGCCACAAGCATATAGATCACCGGGACAGATGTATAA